GTCAAGATTGCACAATAATTTTCTGCACTCATCCACACTCAAGCGCAAACTTTCCTTATCATCGGCGTTATGTAAGGATAAGTCTGTTTCTTTTACTTCGCGCCAGATTCTGTATCTGTGAATAGAGTTGTTTGGTGCTGGCCACATGCCAATGTATATATTGGCTTCCACATATCCATAATGCTCACCAGGTCTTAACAATCTAATATCCCCAGTCTCTTCCAAAACAATCCTGCGCGGCTTAACTCTTTTTGCAATCACCTGGGCGTTATATGTACATTGTTCTGAGTCACCACTGTCCAGTTCAATAACCTTTACTGAATGAGCGATCATCCCGCCCGGCAATCCTTCTATCTCAATTTCGTATTTCATTTCCGATCATCCTTATTAATTATTATTGAATCAATATCTATTCCAGTAACAAATTCATCACTATCGTAGTTGTGTCTATATTGCCTCAAAGAAGAGCAATGCCACTCATGTATCAAGAAATATTCTTCAGTATTATTTGCTGTGATAACAAGTTTATTTGATTCGTCAATATTGATTTTCATTTTCAACCTCCAATAAATAATCAGGAAACAAATCTATCACGCAAATAATAAATCAGTCAACAATTAATTTATTTCTTGACAATACTAAAATTACTAAATTATCATGGCGACTCATTTGTGAATTTTATAAAGAGGAAAAAATGCTAACACAACAAGAATTAAAGGATCATGTAATATACAACAAAGTTACCGGTGAATTTATTAGCAAGAAAACTGGTAAAATAGCAACACGACCAGAAAGAAGAAAATCCGGTTATGTAATAATGCGTTTAAAAATTAATAACGTAAATTATTATGCCAGCAGGATGGCGGTGCTGTATGTTACTGGTAGATACCCAGAAGGATTTGTAAAGACTCATAACGGTGATCAAACCGATCTGCGATGGAAGAACTTACGGTTTAAGTTGCAGGATTTTTATGAACCAAGTGAATGCGCCGTAAAAGAAATTGTTGAATTATCATTATTGCAAAAATTTTGGAGGAAATTTATAAATGGCCAAGTTTGATATTCCTAAGTTTAGGTATTTGTTTCAAGACAGGGATGGAAGCGTGTGGGTTGTTACAGATAAACCCATCAGTGATGATTTTTGGGAATGGTCTGGAGGAGTTAATTATAAATTTGTAATAACTGGCAATACCAATGAAAACTGGCGCGACACATTAATCGATCTTGAAACTGATGATTACGATTTTGAAGATGGTATATTGAGGAGGATTGAGAAGTGACAGAATTTTTATTGGGCATGGCAATTGGATTCATGTCCGGAGTTTGGATATATGGCGGCACTGTAGAAAAATATAATCAAGCTGTATGCAAATGCAAACTAAACAAGGAAAAACAAAATGACACTACAAAAAATTGAATTTGAATATGATATTCCAGATGGGTATCGGTTTGTTAGGTTTGGTAGGCCAAGTAAAGATGATTTATATTTGAATAGCGAAGGTAAAATTCATCAAGCACTATGGAATATTGATGAAGACTGGATAATAGTAGAAAAAATACCAGAAGAAAAACAACCAGTAACAAACACAAAGCGCCATAAACACGCTGATTTAATTCATGCTTGGGCAGAAGGTGCTGAGATACAGTATTTTCATAAAGACCAATTGTATTGGGCTAATGTTATTGGTAATGATCCATCTTGGTTTGATGATACTCAATACCGCATCAAACCAAAAACCAAGACTGTAAGGTTTAGGAATTATTTGACAATAAATAACTTTATTGCAGTATCACATATGGACAATCCAGATTATTTTGTTAAATGGCTAGGAGACTGGCAAGAAGCCGAGGTGGAAGAATGAGTAGATTTATATTTTTTGTATTATTGCCAGCATCATTCGGTATTCTTATGACAAATCTTGGTTACGGCATATTCACAAGACCTGATGTGTTTCTGCTATCGGCCGTAATTTTTTCAATATTATGTGTATTTATGGAAGATAAATCATGAGCAACTACATGAGTCAAGGAACAAAGGCGGTGATTAAGCCGCCTATTATTACGATACCGGGCTTTCCCGGTGCTGGCAAAACATCACTAGCAGGATTATTCCCAAGTCCGGCATTCATACAAGCGGAAGATTCTCAGACAGTATTTGAGAACTTGCCTGATGATCAGCAACCTTTTTTTATGCCATCTTTACCAGTGGCAAAGAAAGAAAAGAACATCAGTACCAAAGAAGTGTTGCTATCACAGCTACGTGAGTTTATGACGGAAGATCATCCGTATAAAACATTAATTATCGATACCGTAACAAGTCTCAATGATATGTTTGAACATGAGCTAGTTGAGTTTGATTTGCCTGATATCAAGAGTGTGCAGGATGCAGCGGGTGGATTCCAGAAGGGGTATGACGTTATAGCTGGATGGCACCAAGAAATTATTGGCGCGTGCAATGCAATACGTAATCGCAAAGGAATGACCATTATATTTCTTGCTCATACTGGTGACAGAAAGATTAAGAATTCACCAGAATTGAGCGGTGAATATAATGTTTATGGCTTAAAGATGCACCAGAAATCAGAGAAAATATATGTATCATTATCTGATGCTGTGATATATTTGAAACAGGTTGAAACCGCTCAAGGACATGCCACTGACAACAAAGGAAGAACTGTAAAACGTGGCCGTATCAGAATGTCAGAAGAACGTGTACTTATAACATCAAGCGATGGCACGGTTGGTTATGTGTCAGCAAAGAATCGTTACAACATGCCACAAGAAATATCAGTGCCAAGAGGAACAAATCCTATTCTGCAATATATCCCGTTCTATCGTGATTATGTTGCGCAAAATGGATTATTAGTGCCACAAGAACAGGAAGATCAACAGGAGGAAGGAAATGAAGTTTGAATTAGTGCAACCTGGTGAGTTTAGTAATTATTATTACGATGTGTATGATGATGAAGTTGTATGCAGTATTGAATTTTCTGATGATGGATGGATATTGTGCGCATTAGTTAATGATATGGGAGTTACAATAAGTGGATTAAATAAGATATCAAAAAAGATAAACGAACTAAACGCAGCAACAAAAGCAGATAAACTTTTTGGTTTTTTATAGGAGAAGTAAACAATGAGTCAATATGATGATGATTTTTGGGGTAATGATGATAATGAATCTACTGGTGAAGCAGCATCAGGAGGTGGAAGTTTTGAGGTAATACCTGCAAGCACAAGATGTAAAGCGCACATTGAAGAAGTTGAATGGGAATTTTATGATCCCAAAACAAAAGAAAATCCTGATGGTTTAAATATCCCTTATATTAAAGCAAAATGGGGGATTGAATTGCCTAGTGATTATAATGGATGGACTGTACCTCATCTACTAAAAATTAATGGGGAAAATCCAAAGGATGAGTATTATAAGGCAGACAAGCAAGAAAAGAAAATTGAAAGCGCAAGAAATATGCTGAGAGCAATTGATAAGAATTGCGGCGGGAAAGTATTTTCTCTTAGAAGAGAGCCAACAAACGAAGAGCTTCAAAGATACTTGATTGGAAAGCCAATGTACATTACACTTGATGTGTGGGAAGCTGGAGACAAAAAAGGTAACTGGGTGCGTAAGATTGAGCCGTTAAGTGCTGGCAATACTCAGCCACAACAATCAAAACCTGTGCAGAAGCAACAATCAAAACCACAGCAACAACGAAGCAGTAATAGTGGGTTTGACGATATGGACGACGATATACCTTTTAATTAAGCCCTTAACAATCCGGGGCTTACATAAATAGGATTGAACTTAACCAAAAACAAGCGGCCTAGTGCCGCTTTTATTGACGGAGAATATAATGACACAAGAATTGATAGTAATCGAAAAAGAAAATGCATTAACAATATTTACTACAACAAATGGACTTGATCCTATTGTTGAAAAGATAAAACAGGAAGTTTCGTCGTTGGTTCCTGATGTATCAACCAAATCAGGAAGAGCCGAAATAGCAAGTGCGGCAATGAAAGTTGCAAGATCAAAAACATATCTTGATGGTATTGGCAAAGAACTTGTTGATAAATTAAAAGAGCAACCAAAATTAATTGATGCAGAAAGAAAAAGAATTAGAGATATTCTTGATGCATTGAAAGATGATGTAAGAAAGCCATTGACTGATTGGGAAATTGCAGAGGAAAATAGAATTGAGTCTATAAAATCAAGAATTTCTGCCATGCAAAAACATCCTGAAGATATTACAAGTAAAAGTATACAGTTGCATATATCAAGACTGAAGAAAACAGATGTAACAGATGGGTCTTTTCAAGAGTTTGGAGGAGATGCTGCAATTGCAAAACTATCGGCACTAGAACAATGTGAAAAACTTTTGGTTCAAACTTTAAAACAAGAGCAAGAAAAAGAGGAACTAGAGGCACTTAGAATTGAAAATGAAAAAAGAATTCAAATAGAGCGCGAAGAAAAATTAATAAAAGAAGCAGAAGATAGAGTAAGAAAACAAGCTGAAGAAATAGCCATAAAAGAAATTGAAAAAGTTCAAGCCGCTGCATTTGCGGAACAACAAAAGATATTGGCGAAAAATCAGGAAGAAGAAAGTTTAAGAGTAATAAAAGAGATTGAGGAACAAAAAAGAATTGCCGATTCAACCCATAGAGAAGAAATAATAAAGCAATCATGTGAAGATATGGTGTCTTATTGTGGCATTGGGGATGACACCGCAAATGCACTTATTTATCACATACTGCAAGGAAATATTAGAAATATTGTTGTAAAGTTTTAATATGAACAAAAAAAACAATATGTGGTTACTACATCTTGGTGCTGTTACGATACCGAAGGAATGGTATGTGTACAGAGGAGAAGCAAAACAAGGTGAAGAGATTCCAGAACAGAGAACTAATCAATATAGCATCCGTGGATACGATCACAATAGAGCTATATCCAGAATGAAGCGTGCAATATATATTCTCAGGAAGAGATATGGCGTAGAATTAAATCGTAACTGTTACAACATATTGTTGAGTAAAAACCTGATACCTTTAGTTAAAGAAAAAAGATACATGGGTTTCGAGCGATTCAGGTTTTATTTTTACGAGGTGACTAAAGGAAAATTTGGTAACGCAACAAGGCCAAAAGATTATGTTAGAGAGCATTACAAAAATAAAACAGTTAAAGAGATATCTTCGGCAATAAACAAATCAGAGAAATATG